TGCGGTGTTTTGTCCATTAATCGGCATGCCGCCCTTGCGAAGCAGATGCCGATAAAGGGCGTCAGGACGCCAAGCCGCGCAACGCACCCCTAGGAGATGCTTGATTGCCGGAACACAGTAGAAGCCAAACCGCGACAAGGGCGCGAGCGCAGTGTCACGATCGCTGCGCTCGATTTTCAAGATGACGCAGCCTTCCGTCGCCGCGACGAAGGCATCCACTGCACGCTCGTGCGAAATCATGGTCAAGCGCAGACTTGCCCATTGCGGATCGAAGATAATCCAGGCCTTGAACCCCGCATAATATCCCCACGCCGAGACATGCTTGAAACGGCCGCAGGCGAGGAACGATGCCCAGCGCAGTGATGACGTCGGATGAAACACGACCATCCACTGCGACGGCTCGACCGCGCCGGGAATGGCGACCTGATCCATGATTAGTCCGCGCGAGCTTCCCGATCGCGTTGGCGTCGCGGATAGAAGAAATAGCCGCCGACGAGCCAAGTCAGATCACGCCATTTCGGCAATTCGCCGTGATTCCAGGCGAGCATCAAAGCATCCTTAACCTCGACCGGATAGCAGTTATTCCCATCGCATTTCCGCTTGGAGCCGACATCAGCCCGGAATAATTCATTGCCGTCATCGGAATAGACAATCACGCGCATTTTGACCTCCATTTAAATCACGCCATGACGCGCCGCATCGTCTTCGGTCCTTTGTAGATGCGTACTGGCTTGACCAAATCAACCGGTGCTAGGCCGATCATGCGGCGGCCGACGCCGCGGCCGATGACCTTGTACTGCAGGCAATCGCACAGATTCGAGTATTTGTCCTTCTTCGGCCGCAGCTCGCCGTCGTCCTCGCGCACGAGATGATAGCGGCCGGCCATGCCGACGATCAGCGTGCGGCATACCGGCGAGATCGAGAGATAATTCACGCCGGCCGGATTGTCGTTGAGCGCGTAGGCGACGGCCTCGGTGCGCTGCGCGATGTCGTTCATCTTCACCGGCGCCGGCGTCACCGGCATGCCGTTGAACTTGAAGATGTCGTAGCTCGACTGCTCCGTCTGCTGGCCCTTGTCGCGGCCCTTGGGATCGCCGACGCAGCGGAAGGAGTGGCCGCGATAATGGGTTTCCAGAAAGCGCTTGACCTTCGGCGCAAAGACCGACGCCGGCTCGTTGAAGCCGAGCATTTCGAATTGCACCAGAAGCCGGCCGTTGACTTCCTGGCCGAACAGCGCCGCCGGAAACACACGGCCGAAATCGAGCGACACCAGGACCTCGTAATCCGGCGCCGGCTTGAGCGGCTCGCGCGCGACATGATATTCGCGGCGGAACATCGGCCACACCGGCTGCCCCTCCACAACCAGCGCCACGCGGTTCATCAGGCGGCTGTCGATCCAGGCTTTCGACGGCGCGCCGGTAATCTGCTCGTCGTAATAGCCGAGCGGCAGGTTTTTCAGGTTCTCGGCATTCGGGTTGACCGAATAGCCGGTGATGTTGCCGCGCTCGTCGCGCTTTTCGATCAGCGCCGGCGGCTGCATGTGGAAGCCCCACGATTCCGGCCAGTGATATTTGGCAATCTCATCGGGCGGCAAGCCAGCCGGCAGCTCGACCTGCCCCGTCATGGCGCCGAGCCAATGGTCCTCATCCGGCGCGTTGGTATCGGCGATCACGCCGCGCCAGGGATTGGGGCCGCCATGCTCCGGCGGCGGATAGCGCAGGCGCGAGCGGGCCTCGACGAACAGTTCTCGGATGATGAACGCCAATTCGTTGAAGGCAATGCCGGTATATTCGGTCGAGCGCAGCTTGCGCACGTCCTCGTCCTTGTCGAGCGACAGGAAATCAATCGTGCTCTCGACGTCACCGCCGCCCCAAGGATACCGGATGCGGTGCTGCATGACCGCGCCGTAGGTGAAGCGGCCATAGACCGATTCCGGATGTGTCTCGAGCCAGGTCCGGATCGTGGTGCGGCGCAGGTCCGGCATGGTATTGCGAACCATGGCAAAGCGGGTTCGGCGCACCCCGTCGATCGGGGACGGAACCTGCTCCTGCGCATGGCGCATGATGCGCACGCAAAGCGCCTTGGTCTTGCCGGAACCAAGCGGGCCCTGCAGCACGTCGACCGATCGATTGGATGTGACGAAGTCGGTGACCTTAGTGCCGCCGATGAATTCGAATTCGCTCATTCGTCGCGATCATTTTTCAGAAATTCGGTAAGGATGGATTGCTTCGTGATTTCCAATCTTCCGATCATCTCCGAAGTGTTTTGGGTAACACTGGACCGGTTCGACCATTGATTGTCCGGATGACCGATGATCATCACCAGCGTGACGATATTGCCGCTTTCAGCCTCCGCGAGAGTGTCGCGCAGCAAGTCAACAACGCTTTTGCGCACTTCATCGGAAGCCGTCGGCTTTGTGACGAGAACAATGGGTGCCGTCATCGCTTTTTCTTCTTCGCCCGCCGCGCGTTGCTAAGTGCGATCGCGACGGCCTGCCGCTGCGGCCGCCCTGCTTTGATCTCGGTGCGGATGTTGGCCGATATGGTTTTTCGACTCGAGCCGCTTTTGAGCGGCATGGCGCCCTCCTAATGCAGCCGGTGTGGCATCATTTCCTTGACGTGCCGCTCGATCATCTCCGCGTCGTGATCGGTTCGCGGCTTGATCACCACCCGCGGCGTCTGCGGCTGCGTGCGGTCGACCTCGGCTTCCAGCCAGCAACCCTTCCAGACCGGCTGCCCGTGCATGTCCAAGAGCGCAATTCGCCCCGGCACCGGCTCGAACACGATTGCCTGATACTGCCCGCGGGTGCGGAACTCGCGTGCCCATAGCTGGAACTGCTCATCGTAGAGCTGCACGAAAAAATCCGGGATCCGCTCGAAGACGGTGATCATGCCGCACCTTTGAGGAAATTCACCTTGACGCCGGCACAGTCCAAAATCGCCGCCGCAATCTGCACCGCCTGATCACGCCCGACTGTCGCCGTCTTGTCCGCCAGCATGATCTCGACCTGCCCGGCCAGGTTCCGCTTTACCGTCAACCGGTCAGGCGTGACGATGTTCTTGCGCACGGAATTGAGTGCCGACATCGATCAACCCCCTCCACCTTCCCCCAAAGGGACATTCGACAGCCGATCAATAACGGCCACGGACTCGTCGACGCCCTTGATGATCGTGTCGTAATAGCCATGATGCTTGGCCGCCGCCTCGTCGCGCTTCTTCACCGCCGCCTCGATCTTGGCCGAAATGCCGTCCAGCACACTCTCCGTGCTGGTATTGAAATCCGATGCCCGCTCAGTGAGCGCCGCCATCTTGCCCAATAGGCTCATCCGCTTGCCTTCCCTGATCGCGCCCGCCAAACTCGCATCCAGCCGCCCGCTCGCCTCCCGCAACCGCCTGTACCCGGCATCCGCCTCAATCTCCGTCCGCGTCCGGCTATCACCGCCCGCCACCACGCGCCCCATGCCGGTTCGGCCGCAACGGCCCAAGCCGCGTCGGCAGCGATCGCCGATCCCGATGCTCGTCCAGCGAAGCCTGCGCCTGCTCCGGCGTCATCCCGCGCCGACGCGCCTCAGCCGCATCCTTCGCGCACGCCTCAAGCATCTCCCGCTGCGCCTGCGATTTGATCTCGATCAACTTCATGACTGGACCACCGCGCAATACGTCGCCATGCACCGATGACAAACCATGCAAACATGCGTCGGCTCATCGAACGGAATATCACGCCCGACACAATACGGCCGGCTCCACTGATGAAACCCGAGTAGGCATAGCAGACGTCGCCGGAAGGGCCGAAAATGCTGTTGCCATACACCGACTTTGACCATCATCACGTCACCCGCACCGGCAAGTGCAGAACTCAGGACGTATCCGCGCGCCCTGCATGCAACTGCAAACCACAAGCCCAGATGTTTCAGGGGAACCAAAATTTTTAGACTTGCCGATTACCTCATCCATGGTCTCAGCAACCCATTGCGGCACGAGGATGTATCCATCCCATTCAGGCCCAAGTGTTTTCGGCTCTGACATTTTTCAGACCCCACCAAATCGAGGGCAAAATGTGTAGGCGGGGATTAGGAGCGCGGCTGAAACCGTCGATTTACCCCCCGCGTCGTCCTGCGAGCGAGACGCGCCGGGGTGGTCAGCACATGCGCGCAAATCGCTGCCGTGCTCATGGCCAGTTAACAATGACCATGCGTAAGTCATTGATCTTGCTCGGTTGCGACATTCTGCTCTAGAATGTTGTGGGGTGCTGATGGGCTGGATTGGATGACGTTGACCACACGAATAGTCACGCCAGGTGAAGCACTTGCACCAGATCCACCGCGTGATTGCTGCTCGTCGCCGAGCTGCTCGAGCACTTTGATCGCATTGACCGCAGGCATGTTGTTGTCGGCGTCGCGGATTTCACGCAGGCGATGAATGTTTCGCGGTGCGATGCTGGCACGAAGCACCTCCCGCTCATGTCTGAGATAGGCGAGCACTTCGCTACGCTGCAGCGACTTTCGCATTGATTGCTTGGCGTATTTGACCGATTGCGCAGCCGCATCCCATTCCAGGCCTTCCCAGACCATTGCATCGAGCGCGGCGCGTAGCTTGCCTTGGACAATGCGGACGGGTTTGTCGGGTGCAACTGCTGCTCGCTCGGTGCTGATGGCGACGTCAGTAGTGCTGCTCATGGGCTATTCCATCGCGGTGATTGCTGCGGCTGCGGCGAGGCCGAGCAGGCACGCTGCGGCGAGGATGATGATGGCGTATGTTTCGGTCATGAGTTGCTCAGATACCCTCCGCTACGCTATGGAGGGTGATGTGTGGGTGCGAGATTTCAGTTTAATTGGCAACGCACGCACGAATAATTACGCATTTATGGGCGTTTCTTGTGTTGATGAGGGATTGACACGAAATTGTAGCCTATGGTGCAGATTATTCAGATTTGATGGTGCCGTTCCAGTCGAGCGGCAGATTGTGCTCGCGTCGGTATTGATCACGCGCAGCAAAGACTTCAGCAGCGGTCAGGCGCGAGAATCCGTTCTGCATGACGTAATAGCCGGTGCGTCCTTCATGCCGATCTTAAGCGCACCGACAATCAGCAGCACCAGTGCGCCGGCGGCAAGGATGGTGATCTTTGTGTCGCTCATGGCTTCACCGCCTCTTTCACATCAGCCCACCGCACCAATGCTGCCTTACGGGCAGATGCTTTGCGCTGCTTGGAGGTCAATTTAAGCGCTCTCGCACGTCCGCCTTTCTTGCCGATCTTGCGCATAAATCGATGTGTGAAAGTTCGATGCGTAGCGTCGTCACGCACTAAATTTTCATTGCGCTGTTTCAAGCCTTTGCCGAACCGCGCAGCCTGCTTTTGCAGCCATTTGTCGGCATCCGGATCTTCAACTAGGATGCACTTGACCGCGAGCACGCCTAGCACGGCACCGAGCGATGTCATGCCGATGCGGCGCACCGGATTCGAGCCGATAAGCTTGGCGAGATACTTGTGCGGCAGGCCGGCCACGACCGCGGCGTCATCGCCGGACAGCGCCACCTTGCGCTCGTGAGCCCGCAGCCGGAGCGCTTCCAATAATCCGTGATAATCGTTGAAAGTGCCAATCACGCGCGCGTCTTCGCTCATGTGCCCCGCACCACGCGCGTTTGCAGTCCGTCATTCGGATCGTAAAACCATGGCGTCACGATCATCCGCACCGGCACGATCGGCACATATGGCGGATGGCTCGCATGCGGCTTTGGCTTTATCCGGCTGAGCTTTGCCATGATCGCGTCCTCGCTCGCGCCAAACCGCTCGGCGAGCGCGCTCACGGACAAGCCAAGCGCACGCATGCGCCGCAATCGCTTCTCAGCTTCCGGTGACCACGCGATGTGGCGAGTCATTCTGCGGCAACCGCTGGCGCATAGTCTGCGTCAAACCATTCCGGCCATTTGGCAGGGACCGAGATGTGCTCGATCGTGCCTTGCCTAAGCTGGCGCATCATCCACGGCTCCCATCCTTGAGACGCAAAATATCTCACCCATGCTTCGAACTCGGGGTCCGCTGAGTTGATCAAATTCCACGTCTCCGGACCGCCGTTCGCTGTCACGAATGCTTTCGCTTTGTCCCAATACGCTTTGGCTTTCGGTGGCATTTCGCGCATATCGTTTCCTCAATTCCTCATCGCTGGGCAGGTCAGGTCGTGGAGGTTTTGGCGGCCCGGTAGAACTCGGCGCCGAGGCGTAATCCTCCCAGCGTCTTTGATTGAGCCAAGTCGTGGCCTGGGCGATGTAAGGCGTCCCGATGTGATTGAGGCTAGCCTCAGCGCTCGCGTAGGACTCGGCGCCGCGGATGATTGCTTTTGCTTCCTCGCCAGACCTTACGATGGAGACGAATTTCTTGAGTGCTGGGGCTTTAGGGTTGGCGCCTTCGCGTTTCGGGTAAGCCTTCCAAAACTTTTCGAAGTCGTCTTTCGGATCGGAGCGTGTCGTCTCGACCGCTCGAATATCTGTCTCTGTCTCTGTCTCTGTCTCTGTCTCTGTCTCTGTCTCTGGTGCATCATCTTGATGCCGCTCTGATATCGCGCTGATATCATCATGTACCAGCCAATGAGATAGTCTGGTAAGTAGCTGTTCTATCTTGGATTTTGTGCTGCGAAGCCGGAAAGCAAGCTTTCGAGCGTCCGGAAGATTGCCGTCATTCTCGCTGGCGATGAGCCAGATCATTGTGAGGCTTTTGGCATCGTCTCCGCTGAGGTCGTGCCAATCGGGATCATCAAGCAGATCACGATAGAGCTTAATCCATGGCGGCCGGCGATCTTTAAAATGCTGGAATTTTTTCCAGTTGCGGACTGAGATCATGCCGCCACCGCTGCTGTGCCGCGTAGCAATCCCCAGCACTCGAGACAGCGGATCGCGCGATCCAGGTCGTGGCAGATCACGCCGTGCCCACCGGCCTCGTTCAAGTTGCTGATGAATTCCATTTGGGCGATCGTCGGCCGCGATTGATCGCCAGCCTTAAGTTCGAGCGCATAGACATGGCCGCGGTGGATCAGGATCAGATCCGACACTCCCGGCAGTACGCCGAGGCCCTTCATGATCGCAGCTTCCTTTGGCCGTCGGCGGCCGCCATTCGGCGTGTGCCACCACACAAGCCCGGGCACGCCGCGCAGCCGCAGATGCGCGACGATGGCCTTGTGCATTTCCTGTTCGGGACGGCGCATGCGTTCTCCATGCCGAAGAGCCTGAAACACGGGAACGCAACACGACTAGAAACCGGCCTAAATCAACGCTAGGCTGTGCCCGGGAGGGCCGCACCATGCGTAAAAGCTATTGGTTGGTGGGCATTTGCTTGTGCCTTTGCGGCTGCGCCTCGCAAGCTCAGATCGACGCCTACGACGACTCTAAATGTACGTCCTATGGCTCGCGCCCCGGCGATCCGGCCTACGTTCAGTGCCGCGCCCAGCTTGATGCCGCGCGCACGCAGGCAACAGCTACCGCGATCGCCGGGATGAACGCTATCCAACCAGCTCCGCCGCCGGCTGTTGCGCAGCCTTTGCCGCTCGGTTCGTTGTCGGGGCGCCAATATTAGGCGCTCACAGCGGCCACTTAGCGATGAGAGAAACAAGAAAGGAGATTGAGCGGCCCGAAGGTTCCCGCTCGCCAGAAAGCTCGTAGCTGGCCGCGCGCACCGATTGCTTGGTGCTTGCAGCGAGCCATTCGGCGGTTTTGTGGGGTTGGATCGCCTTACAGGTGATCTGGAAGTAGCTGGTGCACAAACGTGCAGTGCCCTGCACAAGCGTGCGTTCGATTTCGACCGCTTCCGCGTGCCGTTCCTCGTAGACAGTACGCATAACGCCACCCCACAATTATTATTCCCCGCTACGTCAAAAAACATATGAGTTGCATTTGACACATTTGCGTCGCAAAATTGCCGCCCTGCCGTCGGGAGACGGGGGCGCCTCCGGTCGGCTAAAACCGGGAGGAAGGCATGGGAATTGTGGTGCGTTTCCCGCGTCATGCGCGGGCCTCTGCCAACGAAGGCGACGGTCGCGGCACGTCAGGCGGCCAGTCACCCTCAGGCCAATTTTCGGAAAACCAGGAAAGCGCTCGTTCAAGTCGCGACACGTTGATGTCGGCGCCGCGCTCGAGCGCATCGAGTTTCTTGCCGTCGTTGAGTGCGCGGGAACTCACCGTTGTTAGCGGTACGCCTTCAATTTCCCCGTATCGGCGCGCGACTTTGAGAAGCTGTTCTATGCCGGACATTGACGCAATATCGGTAAACTTACCGGCTTTGTCAACGGTAAACTCACCGGATGCACCGGCATCCATTTCCGGTCATCCTACCGGAATGAATAACTTGGTTCTTTTGACCAATATTAAGCGGCTTTTGAGGGCAAAAGGCCTGAGTGCTGACGCCATTTCAAAGAAAGCTGGTGTTCCCGATGCCGTCCGAAACCTGAGCCGAGCGGTCAGCGGCGAGAAGCCGGGAACTTGGAACCTCGACACGCTCTACGCGATAGCAAAACAGCTTGATGTTCCAGCCTGGGAACTCCTGCGCCCAGCTGGGGCTGCCGACCACGAGGCTATCCGCGCGATCGTGCGTGAAGAGATGGAAGCCGATAGACGTGGAACCAAGCCGCGCCAGAAAATAAAACGGTAAACTTACCGATTTCACTTGACCGGTAGACTTACCGGATTTATTCTGCCTTCCGAAGCAGTTTCGGAGGGCACATGCCTGCCAATCTCGCTGCCAAAGTCACCGTTAGCGCGCTCGTCGATAAGATCGTGGCCGCCGTCCGGCGCCGCGGCCCGATGACGAAGCACCAGATTGCCGAGCATCTGAGCTGCTCGGCTGCCTCCATCGGCAAGCCCATCCGCGCGGCGCGCCTTGAGCGCCTTCTGGCGGTGACCGGCAAGCACGAACGCAGGCAGTTCATTTATGGCGCCGTGCAGCAAGCCGATTGGCCGGTGCAGCCATGAGGCCTTACGAGCGCCTGCAGCGGTTGCGCCCAATCCCGCCCGACCCACCTTTGCGCGCGCCGCGGTTCTCGACATCCTGCCTTTATGAGCTCGTGGCCTTCGGCGCCTTTGCCGTGTTCTGCGTCGTCGCGGCGCTGATTATTTGGGCCGCGTCATGATCGAGAAGGTCCACATCCCGCTCGATCAATGGCTAGCCATGACGCCTGAGCAGCGAGCGCCATTCGAGCGTGCGGCCGGCGGCTTCGTGATCGATCTCAACTTTGACGACCCGTGGCGCCAGCCCATCGACAATTCCGCCGCGGTCGAGCGCGAAGAGATGCGTATGACCGAACACGAGCAGGACGCCTGGCACAACCCGCGTCAGACGCACCGCGACGGCAAACTCTAAGGAGCGACGATGAACGTACCTGCAACACAAACTGCTGTAACGCCCGGCGAGATCATGGAAAACGTGATCATCAAGGGCGATCTGGAAGCGCTACAGCCGGCCGATCGTGCGCGCTATTACATGCGTGTTTGCGAGAGTATCGGCCTCAACCCCCTCACCCGCCCGCTCGAGTACATCAAGCTTAGCGGCAAACTCACGCTCTACGCCAAGCGGGATTGTGCCGATCAGCTGCGCCGGCTCAACGGCATCTCGATCGAGATCGTGTCACAGACGCTGCTCGGCGACATGTTCACTGTGCATGTTCGCGCCAGTGACCGCGCAGGCCGTATCGACGAGGACTTCGGGGTTGTGACGCTCGGTGCGCACATGAAGGGCGATATCCGCGCTAACACGATCCTCAAGGCCATCACAAAGGCAAAGCGGCGCGTCACGCTTTCGATCAGCGGACTTGGCTTTCTTGACGAGACCGAAGTGCAGGACATTCCGGCGAACGCCAAGCACTTTCCGACCGGCGCGCCGACGCCGGCTATCCAGTCTCTTGGGCCGCCTGCACCAACTCTCGCAGAGGACATGAACGACGAAATTCCGTTTCAAGAATCGGCGCCCCTCGCCGATCCGGCTCCCGCCACGACGTCCTCAGCCCAGCCCCCCGCGGGAGCCGGCACCTTTACCGACGCAGAGGAATACGTCTCGCGATGGCAGAGCATCATCGTCGAGGCGACCGACGCGAGGCAGTTGCACGACGCCTGGACGAAAGACAAATCGGTGCGTGAGGCGATCATGTGGCCCGGCGACGGCGTGATGTTCGCCAACCTGAAAACGAAAG